CTATGCCCAGTCCTGGAACGAGAGAGTTAATCTATCAGGATTTGATAGATCAAATGCCCTCTCCAACAATGTTGAAGGGACCAGACGGTTTACCAATAAATCTCAGTTGGAAAGATCTGATGAGTAATCCGGAAAATAACTTGAGACAAATCATATCCAGCATCGGAACTGATGCATTTTTCAAACTATCGTTGGAACAAAAGATTTTTAAACTGCTTGATTTGGAGCAGATGGCAGTTGACGTTTTAGACTTAATGTCCGTTGAATACATGTAATCGGTGAAACCATTGTTGAAAAAAACTAAAATGCAACACCCCTCACATGAAACGAATCTTATCGAAAAGCTGGTGGACTTCAAAAAGTCACTCTCATGAGATGGGAGAGTCAAGTGGATCCCATCCAGAAAGTCAATCAGTTCCTGTTTCATGGGATCAAGGTGTTGCTCTGACAGAACCACCATCGGCTCCTCTCTCATCTTCAGGTCCATTTTGTCTGGACTTGGAAGTCGAGGCATACCTACATGTGCAATGTAATCGAGGTGTATCCGTCAAAACCCTAAGTCAACACATCTCACAATATCGAGATGCGTACCAGGGAGAACTGGGACTTTACGGGGTCAACTCCATCGTCTTGTGCTTAGCTCTATCTGGAGTCAACAAATGTCAGCTGACTGAGAGCTCCGCATATCATTTTAAATACACTTCAGAAATTGCCACGGTTTGCAGATTTTTCACACAGTCAGATAAAACCATCCTGTTCAGATACGGCCGAGTCGTCAGCAAATCTGCATGGTCAAGCCTCGGAATCGGACACAAAACCAACTGGGTCTTCTCTGTGAGTCTGAAGCCGACCAGAGTTTCTGGGCTTGACTATGAAAAACATGCTCCGAAAGCCTTTGCAGAGTTGTTCCCTCTCATGGAACTCAACTTCTCCCGTGATCCCGAAACTAATCAAATCATCCTAGTCTGAAATCAAGTGATTTCTTGTTGACACATAACATGAAAAAAATCAACACCGATCACAGAATCAGTGATGTTAACATTGATTTCGACAGTGTTGTTTTTGCTTTCGAGCAAATTTGTGTTGGGAGGGTTGATAATACCTCTGTGTCGTTCCGGACCTCTATGGCACAAAATCAATCCAACGGATATGATATGTCCGAGGTATGAATCCGGACCACCCGAAGGAGAGATGAACATGACAGATATCCAAACCTTTGACATTCCGGCAATTTCCGGTAAACAACTCGGTTATCTGTGTCATGGGGTGATTTATCGAGTCATCTGCATCAAAGGAGTATTCGGAGGGGAGACCATAAACAAAGTCATACTGCCAACCAAAATTACTCCCAACGAATGTGAGGTCGCGGTTAAAGAATACCTAACGACGGCAGAGGACCACCGATCTGGATATTTCCCCGGGAAATACTGTGTTTATGAGATCTTGAGTACCCACACTGAATTCTCCGACAAGAAGTTCATACTAGTCTCTGATCACACTGTTCTGTATGATCCCTATGCAGATCAGTGGATTGATACTCTTTTTCTCGGAGGACGTTGTGACACACGGAGCTGCAGGACCATTAAAGATAGTGTCGTGTGGATTTCAAACGTTGTCAAGCCGGCATGCCCTAAAGCAGTGTCACTGTTAGTTCATGTTGCTTATGAAGGGAAGAAACCACTCACGATCCATGGTCCTACCATTCCCACATCCAAACTTGAAGGAGCATGCGTGACTAAATTCTGCGGCACTAAAGGATTGCGATTGAGCTCAGGTTTCTTTATAATTCCCCCAGCGAGTTGGATCAAAGTCTTTAAAACTGATTGCACGGATGGAGTGAGCATAAGAGGTATAACCTGGGAGTCAGTTGTGCAAGATACGGTCATGTATAATGAAATCTCTGTTATACGATTACATTGCTTGAATACCATCGCAACCATGTCAGCATTGGGCAGAGCTTCAAGTGTGCAGCTCGGGATTTTCCAACCGTGGACACCCGGAATCCATCCCGTATATCGAGTCGGAGTAGACAACCACCTGGAAACAAAGATGTGCGGATACATTCTCGGAGAAGGAATCGATATGAATGAAGACGGAGCCATAGGGAAAGACCATCTTGGTCATTTGGTGTTTTGGCAAGATTGGGTGAGTCCCCGGAAACTTTCTTGTGAGGCATATGGTCCGAATGGAATATATCGAGATGAGAAATGCCAATTGCACTACCCATGGATTGAGTTGCGACAAGACATCATGCACAGATCAATCCTGGTTCAACAGACTCTCCAGGAAGCTCCACATGTCACAGAACAACATTATAGTCAGACTGAACTGGAATCGGATTTCCAATTGTTCGACAAAGATTTCACAGACACCAAAGATATCGAAATGGCCATATTCAGTTGGACGTCCTCAGTGCGGCTAGGACTGGCGATCGGAGGAGTTGTTTTGGTGATCATTGTTGGACTGGTGTTACTCGTCAAGCTGGGACTGATTGCATACATCTGGGACAAGTGTTGCCGTCGTAAACAGCATCGACAAGAATCTATTCATCTTGAACCGTTGAATCCTATTTACTCTTAAATGCTGTGTTAAATTTTGTTGAAAAAAATTAACACCCATCACTATGGAAGGTTATTTTGATGAATTCGATGATGATGCAGTATTTGTAACGGAAGATGAAATCGACTGGGATGAATACTCCGTTGCGCCTCAATCAGGGGTCGAATTGCCGTCTTTCGACTACAATTTAAATTCTCCTCTGCTACGGGATGAGATAGATGCCCTGATTGAAACCCTCCAACATCGTGGTACAGACCAAAGATTTGTTGATAAATGGAATTTCAAAGAGTCTATATATCATCTATCAAGACTCCAATCTAGTTGGTCGAGGGTCAAAGGCAGCAACGGATTTCATAGGTGGTTTGTAAACAACATCATAAGGAAAGAGATTTATCCAGTAAATGTTGAAGAACTGTGGGATGCGATGAGACATCACGGAGAATTGTCTTATCAGATTGCGATCACATTCTTGAAAGATCTGACATCATCCTGTGAACATGGCGATTATAACTCATTCTTAAAGCCTGATGTTCTGTCATCTGGAGTCTGGATTAAGACGAGAAGTGAATTGGAGTGGTTTTGGTGGTTTCACATGATAACCCTTATAATGAACAGCTCTAATGGGTTTGAACGGCAAAATCTCAAGGTTCTACTTGAAAGATTTAATGTAGATGTAAACGAAAGAGGCGGAATGAACTCATTCCGATTCACCGTGTACACGTCACCTATCGGAGCTTTCCATATTGTTCCAGGATTCATTTATTTTCAAGGGAAACATAGGATTCTGGACAGGAACATGACCCTAATGATCAAAGATGTTTTGGGCGCACGAACAACAAGCAAGCTCAGTTTATCCAATTATAAAGGGTCAGATTATCCAAAAGATGTTGTGACCAGGCTGGATGAATTGTATCTGTTAGGTGATAATATATTGGATGAGGCGGATAATTACGCATATGACATCTTAAAAATGGTTGAGGCTCAATGTAGCTTGAGATTTATGGAGTTGTCGAGGGAACTAAGACCCCTTATTCCACTTGATAACAACTTCAGACATCATGTAGAAGAAGCAGTGGAAGAGTTTGAGGACTATTTCGGGAAATGTGCATCTCCATTATTCGAGTTGATTTCCTCTTCAACAAATCCGTATGAGGTAGCACTCTTTTATGGATCTTACAGACACTGGGGACACCCATTTTTGGATTACTTTGAAGGATTGAACAAGTTATATGAACAAGTCCAAATGGTCCGACCAATTGATGTCAATTACGCCAACATTTTGGCAAGTGATCTCGCATACAAGGTCCTTAGCACTGAATTTTCTAAGAAGAAAACTTGGTATGTTAACGAAGATCAAGTGCCTCAAGATCATCCCTTAAGAAAGCACATTGTAAATAACACTTGGCCTTCGGTTCAAGAAGTTGTAGATTTTGGACCCAACTGGCATCGACTTCCCCTTATACAATGTTATGAGATCCCTTATGGGATCGACCCGGCCGTTCTTTATGCAGACAAAAGCCATTCTATGGATTTGTCCGATATTATATCACACATTTCGAATAGTCCGTATAAACCTATACCATCAAAGAAAGTTCTCAGGACAGCTTTATATACTCCGGGAGTGAATGTAAGAGAATTCCTATCAGAAATCAATGAGAACGGATTATCAAAGGAAGACCTTGTGATTGGTTTGAAAGGGAAGGAGAGAGAGGTTAAGAGAACGGGACGATATTTCTCACTCATGAGTTGGAATCTAAGACTGTATTTTGTCATCACAGAGTATTTAATCAAGAAATATTATGTACCACTTTTTTCCGGGTTGACTATGGCTGACAGTTTTAATATGGTTATGAGAAAACTGATCGATCGTACATCTGGGCAAGGAGAGAAAGGATATGAAAGAATCACTTTTGCAAATCACTTCGATTATTCAAAATGGAACAACACACAAAGAGGGAAAGCAAATAATCCAGTGTTCCGAGTTATGGGGAAATTCTTGGGGCTCCCAAATATCATCTCAAGAACTCATGAGTTCTTCGAGAGGAGCTGGATTTACTACAATGACAGATCGGATTTGATGGAACTAGTTGAAGGTGAAATCCGCAACCGAACCACCCAAAGAGTTTGCTGGAATGGGCAACTGGGGGGACTTGAAGGGCTAAGACAAAAAGGATGGAGTGTGGTAAGCCTACTTGTAATTGAACGTGAAGGCAAAATACGAAACACAAAAATCAAAATACTCGCACAGGGGGACAATCAAGTTGTTTGCACCTCATATAAATTACCTGCGGATATGACCCATCAAACTGTTACCGACGAGATCCCACATATTTGGGAGAATAACAGAGAAATAGTTAAAGCTATTGTCTCTGGGACTACAAAATTGGGATTGGTGGTAAATGAGGATGAGACGCTGACAGCTAGTGATTATCTCAATTATGGGAAAGTTATACTTTACAGAGGAAATATGTTGCCACTGATAACAAAACGATGGTCAAGAGTTACGTGTGTGACTAATGATCAGATTCCAACCATTGGTAATATCATGTCAGCTGTTTCAACAAATGCCTTAACAGTTGCACAATTCAGCAATGTTTTAGATGAATCAATCTTAAACTATGTTTACTTTGCCCTCTATTGTTTGACTTACCTCAGTCTTCACAGTCCCATATTAAAAGGACCAATTGCACGATGGAACAATTTATCAAAGCAGGAACAGGAGAGAATTTACGCAAAAGCAATCTATCTTGACCCTTCACTCGGGGGTGTGTCAGGCATGTCCTTAACTCGGTTCCTGATCAGACAATTCCCTGATCCAGTCACAGAGTCGCTTTGTTTCTGGAAATCTTTATACCATCTCTCAGAAAACTCGATGATAAAGCGTCTCTGTCTTGAAGCAGGATATCCGAGATTATCCCTCCCCACATCTGAAAACTTCAGCCAATTGTTAGAGAACCCTGTCTCCTTAAACACACCAAAAGGATTGAGTGCTCAGACTCTTTTAAGGAATGCAGTGAGGGAACAGTTAGTCACCCATGTGGATAAAATTGAAAACCAATTATTCCGACAATCTATCAACTACTTGACCACGGAGACTTCTTCTCTAATCGAGTTCCTGAGGAATATCACACCTCTATTCCCAAGGTTTCTGAGTGAATTCAGATCCGCGACATTTGTCGGATTAACAGAATCTTTGGTGGGTCTGTTCCAAAACTCGAGAACAATAAGGCAAATCTTTAAAGCCAGATTTTCAAGAGAAGTTGCTGCACAAATGATTTTAAGTGAGGAAGGATCGGTAAATTCATTAATGTCTTCTCCAAGAAAATTAGGATTGATTTGGGAGTGCTCATCAACTCATGCAGATGAGCTCAGATCTGCATCATGGGGTGAACCTGTCTGTGGAACCACAATCCCTCATCCATATGAATTCATGGGACGAATAACATCAGGTTTCTCTTTTTGCGCTGAATGTGATGATGAGCCATATCCATCATCTTACATCTCAGTATGTTATCCATATGGACTTGTGTATGATGTATCCCATCGTGGACCAATGGCACCATACTTGGGATCTGTCACCAGTGAGAGTACCGCATTGTTCCACCCATGGGAAAAGGAGGTAGATGTTCCTCTACTCAAGAGATCCATGAGGTTGCGATCAGCAATAAATTGGTTTGTAAGGAGCGGGACTAACTTGAGCAATTCCATTATAGGCAACTTAAATTCTTTGACAGGGTTAGAATGGGACGAGGGAGAAATTCAATTTGAGCGCACTGGGTCAGCACTGCATCGATTTCACTGCTCAAGACAAAGTGCTGGAGGGTTCGCATCTGTGAATCCTAATTTACTCATGTACACTTTTGTGACGTCTGATACCTTAGGGGATTTAAATCTCACAAATCATGATTTCATGTATCAGTCCATGTTGCTGTATTGTCAATTGGTAAGTGTGGAACGTAACATATATAACAAAACATCAAACTATCATCATTTTCACATATCTTGTAAGTTATGTGTTAGGGAACTTAATGAAGTCGTCTTGAACAGCAGTTATACTTATATCCCTCCTGATAGTTTTCACATTTTAAAAGAAATGTCTGGTCAAGACTTCCTCTGGAAAGAGAGTATCCATCGAGTACAACTCATGGATGGACCATGGGATCAGCTCAGCAGAAGAGAAAAGTGCTTCCATATTGGAACCAGTCAAGCTCTGTTATACGGATTGATGATTTCCAACCATGATCTCGGTGCCTTAGATCAGTCCATTTTCCCGGAATCTGTTGCACGACATATGAGACCAACATCGTACATGTTAGGGATTATAAGAGGATTGCTCATCGCCGGGTGTTACATGGGAATTTATCATAGGGAATTGTATGATCCTAAGAGACCACATCGCACGATAGCAGGATCTATAGAATACCTGATAGACGACTTAATCAATTCACCATTCTTCATGACATCATTATGCAAATGGGATTTTGAATCATTGATTAACAATATGAATCATCGCATACCTCCCTCATATCCATCCTCGAAGTCAGACCTTGGAAGATCAATCACTACATTTCTCCACCATCATCTAAGTAAAAGAACGATCTTCACAAACCCGTATGCAAAATGGAGTAAACGACTCTGGATTTTTGCAGATTTCAAAACCCCCAAATGGGTTGGATTATCCATCATCGCGAAAAAATTGTCATCATTATACAATACAGCCCTACTCTCGACAAAAGACTTGCAAGGAGTGAGAGAGATGAAAGAATTAATCCACTACTTCCTCCAAACACCCGTATCCACAGATGTTAACTGTACACTTCCACCTCCTCTTCTACAACAACTCCTTATACTATCTAGAGAAGTCGTGAGCTGTAAACATGAAATTCGATCAGCAGTTAAAAACATGATTAGTGAGACACCCACAGTTACTCCTCCCTCGAGTGCAGAAGGATTCAATGATTTGACATGGGGTCCTGAATTTATCTGTAAATCGAAAGTTTTAATAGTCAATTACACAAGCTCCTACAACAAAGGCCATTCAGGGAAATTGATGCCATGCTGGAACGATCCGTTAATTTCCGGACTGAGACTAGCGCAACTAGCGACAGGAGCACACTATAAATTAAGATCCATTCTCATTGAAATCCCAACTTTCAGAGATGTCATATGTGGAGGAGATGGATCAGGGGGAATGAGCGCCGCAATTCTGAGAATGTCTAAATATAGCAGACTGATATTCAACAGTCTCATGACCCATGAAACAGCCGGATTCTCCGGTGTTTCGCCTGGTCCTCCTGCTGCTATCTCTCATATGAACAAGACAGTACGAGAAAGATGTGTCAACTTGATGACTTGTTGGGAGGAACCCAGTGATCTATCCGAATCAGGAACATGGAAAAATATCACAAAACTAATAGATAAGTTTGAAATGAATATCGATTTGATTGTACTTGACATGGAAGTTCAATCAGACGACACATATCATAAAATTTTTCTCCACTTGTACAATCGAATCCACGAGTTATTATCAGAAAACGGATCAATCATAATTAAGTTTTATGGTTCCAAATTGTCTGATCCAAGGTTTGTTGATCATCTGAATTTCTTAGGAACCAATTTCTTAAATGTTCAAGCATACTATCCTGAATTATCCAGTAGTTTCACTTCTGAATTTTATATTGTCGGCACCACATTATTGCCTTCATCATCTACACGGTACTATATTATGCAGGACGCGATCGAGGAGATTCAACATGAGTGCTTTGTCTCCCACACAATCAAAGAGGAATTTAAAAGAGCTTTACGAATCAAACAAATGAATCTACTTCAGGGAGTTCCTCCACAACTGATCCCGGATTTAAAGGAGGAACTTTTCTTGCTCTATAAAAGTGTCGGCTTGGAGGCAGGGTTAAGCAAACTTATGACAGATACTGTCAGCTCCGAAATCAACTCAAGCAATGTTGTGTCATATAGCTTGAGTATGATGACTTTAGTGTCTAATAGTATCATTTCGACAACTAGGTGGATAACCAGTTCTCTAAATTATCCGTCACTTGAGGAATTGCAAAAACACTATTCGATTTTCCTTGGAACATGGTTATACACAGCATGGGTTTTGGAAGATCAACAATTATACACCTTATTGCAGTGGTGGATGAGGAATCCTGTAAAATACGGATTTACCATCAAAATCTGGAACAAGACGAAGAGAATGTCATGGCAATGGAACCGAGGACGAATAGTAAAATGCTTATACAAACCAACAAGATCCAGTATTGCAGGTCAATTGATTAGATTGCTGTCCCGGATTTCCACGAGCAGCACTGAAACTCTCAAACCGATCGATAACATATTTAATGCAGTTTTAAAGAATGTCAGAAATTTAAATAAAGGTTTTACCAAAATGACGGTCAAACAGAACACAGGATTGTTTTATATATTTGATAACAGTTTTACTACAGAGGATACTGATGAGTCCGAGATCGAAGAAGAACCAATCATAAATCAGGAGTCTGGATCACGAATAACTAAAATAGAAGAGGCATATGATATCAAATTACCAGTGGAGGAAGGATCATGGAATAACTAATATATCTTACATATCATGAAAAAAACTAATTATGCATCTGACACATAATTGAAACAATCAAACCTTGTGTCTATGATTCCACTGACTCGTTTATACAGACTACACACCAAACACAGCATCGCTCGCGTTTAGGGGTATCATTCTTGTTGCTTTTTGTGGTTTTGTT